GGCGGAGGAGTTGATTGAGGAGGTGGCGGCGTTTCCTAATGGCGAGTTTGATGACTTGGTGGATAGTATGACTCAGGCGTTGATGCGGTATCGTCAGGGGAATTTTGTGCAGTTGCCGTCGGATGACTGGGAAGAGGACGAAAACTCTGCTAAAGTAAGAGTGTATTATTAACAGTGGAAAGACGGACTATGAACAGACCTTCGGTTAACCTTGGGGCAGGCGGCTTTGTCTCCTATTTTGAAGACGGCGGTGCTACTGTTAGTTTAGACCCGTATGAGGAGATTAATCAAGAGGGTTTTGTTGAGCCGGAGTATGACGAGCAAGGCGTAGGTTCATTTCTGTGGGACAAAGTGATGGACTGGACCGGCGGGGATAACCCCTTGCCGATGGACGAGATACGCAATTCCGGTCGTGCGGATGCTGAAAACAGAGAAACCTATTATCCCACAGGGCAGACGTTTTTTGAGCGCTTGGCCACGGACTACAATTACCCTGTCGACACACTCGAAGACGGCAGCAAGGGCATTGCCCCTTTAGCCGGGCGGAACCGCATGGGCGTGCCTCGCTCTGACTTACCCAAGACACAAGAGATTGAAGACGCACGGGCGCACATGTTAGCGTCGGCGATGGCGGCCAGCAAGTATGGTCCCGAGACGGCGAGGACGATGGGGAATTTGGGCGAGGCCCTGCCTATCATTGGCAGTAATGCACCCAACGCCACCATGGACAGGCGTAACAATGCCATCGGAATCGACCTTTTTAAGAAAGCAGGCATCAACGCCACTACCGCACAATTGACCCAAATGGTCGACATTCGCGTCTTTGAGCAGCTTAATGCTATTCTAGGCCGCACCCCACAAGAGCAGGACACCCCTGCTAACAAGCCGGACTGGCGTAAAAACTTTAGTAGCCCCAAAACAGGCCCTGATTTATACTTTCCCCGAAGAGATTCGGGCAAGTTTATAGAAGACACATAGGAGTGGTTATGGCAAACGGTACAACAAACGCGGGACTGATGGATAGGAATGTCCCCTCTCAACTGGACATGGACGACCTTGCAGCGGAGCTGGAGTTAGAGATTCCTGATTCGGGCAATGATGTCATGGCCATGATCAGTGCTGAAAATGTCGGTGAGATTGAGATCACACCTGAAGACGACGGCGGAGTGGTTATTGACTTCGACCCGACTGATCAGCGTGGCGAGAACGTAGAGTTTGACGCCAACCTTGCAGAGGAGATGCCCGAGCGCGAGCTTAGTCGCATTTCGTCTGAGCTATTAGGTGAGTTTGACGCCAACAAAGCCAGTCGGTCCGATTGGGAAGAAGCGTATTCAGACGGGTTAGAGCTATTGGGCTTTAACTACGAAGAACGTACACAGCCATTCCGTGGTGCCTCGGGTGTCACTCACCCTTTGCTGGCGGAAGCGGCCACACAATTCCAAGCGCAAGCTTTTAATGAGTTATTACCTCCTTCGGGCCCTGTCCGCACCATCGTGATGGGTAAGAATACGCCATCGAAGGCGCAACAAGCGCAGCGCGTGAAGCAATTCATGAACTATTACATCACCAATGTGATGGAAGAATACACACCTGACATGGATCAGATGTTGTTTTTCTTGCCGTTGGCGGGATCGACCTTTAAAAAGACCTACTACGACGAGACCCTCGACCGGGCCGTGTCTAAGTTTGTGCCTGCTGAGAACCTAGTGGTTCCTTATGAGACCGCTGACCTTGCCACCTGCCCTAACATCACCCAAATCGTGCGGATGTCGTTGAACGATTTACGCAAGCGCCAAGTGGCGGGAGCTTACCTCGACGTTGAGGTGATCCCTTCGCAGAAAGAGTTGACGTCGCTCACGGGTGAGATGGACCGTCTTGGCGGGGTGGATGCTAACCAGATTGATTACGACTGCACGATTCTTGAGTGCCATGTCGATCTTGACTTAGAAGGCTACGAGGACGAAGACGAAGAGGGCGAGTTCACCGGAATCAAGATTCCGTACATTGTGACCATCTCCGAGGACAACGGACAGATATTGTCTATCCGTCGTAACTACCGCGAAGACGACGAGCTTCGCAAAAAGATCAGTTACTTCACACACTACAAGTTTTTACCGGGATTCGGTTTCTATGGTCTGGGCTTGATCCACACCATCGGCGGCTTATCTCGCACAGCCACTTCGGCCCTTCGACAGTTGATCGATGCCGGTACGTTATCCAACCTTCCTGCTGGCTTCAAGGCCCGCGGACTACGGATCAGGGATGACGACGAGCCACTACAGCCCGGTGAATTCCGAGACGTGGATGCGCCCGGTGGTGCAATACGCGACAGCTTAATGCCGTTACCGTTTAAAGGCCCTGACCAAACATTGTTCCAGTTACTGGGCTTTGTGGTGGATGCCGCGCAACGTTTCGCGACGATCACGGACCTTAAAGTCGGTGCGGGTAACGAAGGCGCTGCGGTGGGAACCACCATGGCGATGATGGAGCAGGGTGCTCGCGTGATGAGCGCGGTGCATAAGCGTTTGCATTATGCGATGCGTCAAGAGTTTAAGATTCTTGCACGGGTGATGTCGGAGAGTTTGCCGCAGGAGTATCCTTATACTGTTCCCGGTGGTGATGAAACCATCATGCGTGAAGACTTCGATGACCGTGTTGATATCATTCCGGTGAGTAATCCTAATGTCTTTAGTCAGGCGCAGCGGATTGTGTTGGCGCAGACTAAGATGCAGCTCGCGGCCCAAGCCCCTGAGATGCACAACCTCCACGAAGTTTATCGTGATATGTACGAAGCGTTAGGCGTGACGGACGTTGATCGGATTATGAAGTCGGTGCCTGCAGAAGATCCGGGCCCGATTGATCCCGCACAAGAGAACATCAATGCACTGGACATGCTGCCGTTAAAGGCGTTTGAAGGACAGAACCATCAGGCGCATATTCAGGCGCACTTAATCTTTGGCGTAAGCCCTATTGTTGGAAACATTCCGCCTGTCGGAATGGTGGTTCAAAAGCACGTCATGGAGCACGTTCAAATTGCAGCGAGGGAGCAAGCCGCGGTGGCGTATCTCCAGCAGGTTAATCAAGCGGGCGGTAAGCCGGCGGACGAACAGCAGATGCTCGAGGTAGAGCGTTTAACCGCTCAGTATATTGCAGAAGGCTTGCAGCAAGTGAAAGAATTATCTGGCCAACTAACGGGTGCCGGTGCCCCTGATCCTTTAATCCAGTTGAAGGAACAAGAGATTCAGGCTAAAGTACAGAATAACGAAGCTGATAATCAGATCGACCAAGCTAAATTACAGTTGGATCAACAGAACCAGCAGATGCGCTCGGAGCAGTTTGGTGAGCGGATTCAAGCACAAGACCGACAAACTCAAGCTCGTATCGATGCCGCGATGGCACGAGAGATGCTTAAACAAGACCGATAAGGGACCGTATAATGAAAATGAAAAATCGTACTGTAAAAGTAAATGGATCAGCGCCGGGCAAAACGCCAAAGGCCGTCACCTATGCGGACATTAAAGGCCAAGGTCGCATTCCTTACGGCAAGACTGCTCCCGCACCCTGCGCGGGTGGTTTGACTGACTTCGCTAATACCTCGCGTAAGATGAAGACCCGTGGCACGGGTTGCGCGACCCAAGGCACCACCCATATGGGGTACTAACATGACCCCGCGTAAGGTGAAGCCTAAACGCACGGTGGTTAAAAAGCCGAAGGCTGGAGCGCTTAAACGCTTTAGCCCAATATCACGACCGCAGCGGTTTGAGGGTGTATTCTAATGCCCGCAACGAAAATACCCCGAGGAATGCACATGGACGTTGACGCTAGGTTTGATAGGCTAGAGGCCAAGATCGATAAGTTATCGGACGCTATGATAAAGGTCGTGGAGCATGGAACAAAGATTGATGGGCTTGTGGGGCATAATGTAACGCAGGATACCCGCCTTAATAGGCAAAGCAGTACCATTGATGAGCATGCCATCAAACTGGCAATGAATACCAAGACCAGTAGCGCTAACGAATGGTTTGTTCGTATCCTTATCGCGGCCCTCGTGTCTGCGGCGGCGTTTATGTTAAGGAGCTAGTATTAACCGGGTCAGCAGTTGAATTGGGGAAAAAGAAATGATTAATAAAAAACAATTAAAGACAATAATT